CAATACAGGCTATCGGTCGGCGGCAACCAATACAGGCTATCGGTCGGTAGCAACCAATACAGGCGATTGGTCGGCAGCGACTAATACAGGCAATCGGTCGATAGCGGAAGTATCTGGCGAGCAATCTATAGCTGTTGCGCTTGGTTGGCAATCTAAAGCTAAGGCGAGTATCGATGGTGCGATTGTTTGTGTGTATCGCAATGATGATGGAGAGCTAATTCATATTAAAGCATCAAAGGTCGGTGAAAATAACATCAAAGCTGATACTTGGTACACGTTAGATGATATAGGTGAGTTTGTTGAGGTTAAAGATGGGTTCGTAGTTGAATAACACTACTACGAAGATGATGCTTAAAATCTGCCGCTATTAATTAGCGGCTTTTATTTATGAGGAATAATAAAAATGTACTGGTTCAAAAATGCAATTATTTACCAATTAACAAAACAAATAGACTTTGAGAATATCGAGAAACAACTCAAAGAATGTGAATTTACTCCGTGTGGTTCGGCAGATGTTAGCCATTTCGGTTGGTCTGCTCCGCTCGTCACCAGAGAAAATTTAGCACATCAAGCGGACGGAAAAATCTTACTTGTGGCAAAGCGTGAAGAAAAGATTTTACCAATAGAAGTTGTGAATCGTGAACTCAATAAACGAATCACTGCACTTGAAGAAAAAGAACAGCGAAAATTAAAGAAAGTAGAACGATTATCCATAAAGGATGATGTGATAGCTACCCTACTTCCGCAAGCGTTTTCTCGTATCAAAACGACCGCACTTTATATCGACACATTGAAACAACTTATCTTTGTTGATGCAGCATCAAGTAAAACAGCCGAAGATGCACTTGCACTTTTGCGTAAATCGCTCGGTAGCTTGCCAGTAGTACCGTTGGCGTTTAATAGTGCACCATGTGAAGTGATGACAAAATGGGTTACAGATACTGCGCCCGATTGGCTAATCTTGCGTAAGGAAGTGGAAATCCGCGAAAAAGAAGATCTTGGCGTTATTCACTGCAAGCAAAAAGATGTTGAAGACGAGGAAATTATTGAGATTGTTCAAAATGGCTTGATCTCTAAACTCGCGCTTGAGTGGGAAAACAACCTTAAATTTATCTTGGTTGAAGATGGCACGCTGAAACGACTGAAGTTTGACGACAATATCATCGAGAAGAACGATGACATTGTAAAAAAAGATGTGACAGCTCGTTTTGATGCAGACTTTGTTTTAATGGCGAGCGTGCTTGGCAAAACAGTGGATAGCCTAACAAAAGAATTCGGCGGGATTAGGGATAGATTATGAGATTACTTAAACGGCTAGCTGAAAAAGTCCTAATGGAAGATCTTAGTCGATTAGATAAACATATTGATAAATCTATCGAACTCCATGAGTTGGAGCTACGAAAATTGGGTGAATTAATTAAAAGTCTGAAAGCTGAGAATGATCAACTAAAACGGGAAAATACGATGCTTGAAACTGAGCTTAGAGCGATAAAACAAGAACGTATTTTAAGTAAACTTAAAAAGAAAAGAAAACGTAAATGAATGAAATTAACATCAAAATCCCACTGAATAAACTCCAAGATTTAATGATTAGTCATGTCCGATACAGCCTACCACGCCATACTTATATCGTTAGTGAAACTATTCGCGATGTTAAAACATACTGGATCATGTTAAGCAGTAACACTCGAGAGGTAATTACGCACGATGTTAATGAGCATCTGAAACACTGGGAAAGTGACCGAAATGACCCATTCCTCAAACTTGACTACGATTCGTGGGAGGGACTATTTGACTGGATAAATGAAAACCGCAGTAGCTCATCAACAACTACAACAGCAAAACCGCTTGTGCCTGTATTGCCTGTGGTAAATCTTGGTAATCAAAAATAGAAATTAGTATTTAACAGCGTTCCAAGTGAGCGCCTTTTGTTTTAAGGAGATAAGATGAAACCAATTCTAGATGCTTGCTGTGGCGGAAGAATGTTTTACTTTGATAAGGATAATCCAAATGTGCTTTTTGCAGATATAAGAGAACAAAAACTAAGTTTTAAGGATCGTGACAAAATTAGACATTTAGAAGTATCGCCTGATGTGATCCATGACTTCATGGATATGCCGTACCCTGATAAATCTTTCAAGTGCGTCATATTTGATCCACCTCATTTAATTCAAGGTGGAGATAATTCATGGCTAGTGAAGAAATATGGACGATTAGATAAAGATTGGCAAAATCAGTTATTAAAAGGCTTTCAGGAGTGTATGAGAGTGCTAGATGATTATGGCACTCTTATTTTTAAGTGGAATGAAACTCAAGTGCCTGTTAGTGAGATTATTTCAATCTTAAATAAAACTCCAATTCTCGGGCATAAATCGGGAAAAGCAAACAATACGCACTGGATGCTATTTATGAAAATTGAGGAGAAAGAAAATGAAAGAATTTAACTTAGATGCAGCCTTGAATGGCGAGCCTGTGATGTTGAGAAATGGAGGAAAAGCCGTTGTTAAATACAATTTGCTTAACGAGGTTGAAAAGCTAGAGGTAAGAGATACCGTATATCCGTTAATCGGGTATAGATTTGATGGTATTTACATCAATACGACATCATGGAACTTAACAGGTAAATCAGTACATTGTGCAACCCTTGAATATGACATCATTGGAATGTGGGAAGATCCAAAGATTAGCATTGAAGATTTGCCTAAGCCGTTTAAGCCAGAAGAAAATGAGCTTTATTTTTACATTAACAATGGCTGCGTTTGTAGAAATTTATTCTGGAGTGGTTTTGATGAAAATTTAGCTAAAAACGCTCAATGCTTTAAAACGAGAGAAGATGCTCAAAAATGGATTGATTTTATGAAGAGTATGATGGAGTAAGTATGAGCGAATGGATTAATTGCGATGATAGATTGCCTGAGCTTGGTGCTAATTATATGAGTGAAACAGTATTAGTTTTTTATGGTGAAATTGGCTCTATAAACATTAACTGCATGATGGGTGATAGATGGTTGGTAGATAGCGATGAAGTTACACATTGGCAACCATTACCACAACCACCGGAGGAATAAATTATGCCAAATTGGTGTGTAGGAGATTTAAAAATTAGAGGAGAATGCGCTGATATAACGCATTTTTTAACGGAGTGCATTGAAGGTTGCGAGTGTGACATTGATGAATTGGGCACGTTAGAAATCCAAAACATTAGAGGGCAAGCAATCAAAGGGGCCCGACGTGTTTTTTGCGACAACCCAAATGAAATCATTGAGGGATATGAGTTGGAGAATGGGTATATCGTTGTCATACCAATCTCAGCTGCATGGGTATTAAGTCCGCCTGAAATGATTGAATTAAGCAAAAAATTTAATGTTGATTTTAGGTTTTATGGGTTTGAATGGGGGAATGCATTTAATCAAGAGTTAGAAATCATAAAAGGCGTATTAACTTTAGATAAATGTATCGAATTTAAAAATTACATTTGGGAATGTCCTATGCCTTATCTTGGGGGATAAAACCCATTTACAGCCCATTCAAATCTCCCCTGGCCCATCTTTGCAAAATAGGGGGATAAGTTAGATGAAATGGGCTAACTAAAATAAATCATTATAACCGCTCTTATGAGCGGTTTTTTATTGCCTGTAAGATAGCGATGTACACGTGACAAGCGGTGCTTCCTTTCTCCACTCACTGCTTCTTACAGGCCCCCTTTTTGTGGAGAAAACAGGAAGAAATATGCAAACATTAACTGCAGAATTTTTAGGTAAAGAAGTTACTTTAGTGGATAACAACGGCGTGGCTTATGTGGCAATGCGTGAGATTGTGGAAGGAATTGGTTTAGCGTGGAAACCACAATATAAAAAACTTACAGAACAATGGGATAAGTTCAACTGTTACCATATGACCACAGTTGCCCAAGACGGCAAAAATCGTGAAATGCTTTGTATCCCTATTAAAAAACTGAACGGCTGGTTATTTGGGCTTAACCCAAACAAAGTGCGTGCCGATTTAAAAGAACGCTTGGAAAATTATCAAGAGGAATGTTTCTTGGCGTTGTGGGATTACTGGACAGAGGGTATTGCTCGCCGTGATGAAGTCAAAAATAAAATGGCATTATGAGAGCAGAAGAAAGCCGAATATACGCAACGTGCCACTGAGCGAGGGAAGTTGCTGCAACAATGTAAGTCAGAGAAGCAAGCCCCTAATCGAGAGTTTTTGCAAATTAAACAGTTAGATCTTTTCGTGAACTTATAACCGCACAATCTTTTAGAAAGTGCGGTTTTTTATTGGAGGAAATATGGAATCTACAACAAGAAAATTACATAATTTAAAAACCGTTTCTAGCTTATTAGATATGAGCGCGCCAACAATTTATAGAAGGATAAAAAACGACCCTAATTTTCCAAAGCCTCATCTAGTCGGTGGGAATAACTTTTGGACTGATGCACAAATAAATGACTACATTGAAAGAATTGAATCAGGCTGCTATTCATCTTAGCAGCCCATTAATGCTTTCCCATCAGATGCCTCTTCTACAAAATTCCCCCACCACTGCATATATTCGATCCGTTGTGGCATATACTTTGCTTTATTGTATGTGCCACGAACGGAAGAATATTCAAAATGTGCCAAGCACACCTCAATAATCTCACTGTTAAATTCGGCCTCATTCATAGCTGTGCTAAAAACAGATCGCAAACCATGTGCGGTCAAAATATTCCTATAACCGATCCGTCCAAGAGCTTTGTTTGGTGTCTCTTTCGATATAGGCTGTCTTGGATTTTTTTTGCTAGGGAAAACAAACTTACTATTGCAACGATTCAACTTCTGTAACAAGCGCAAAATCGTTACAGCTTGTTTGGATAATGGCAAGATAAAATCTTGTACTTTACCTTGTCGCCCCTTCATTTTTTCTTTAGGTATATTCAATAAGCTGTTTTCGAAATCTACATTTTCCCATTCTAATTGAGTAATAGCCCCAGCCCGACCTGCGGTAAGCAGTAGTAGCTCTAATGCACAACGAGTTTCAATTTCAAGGGTACTATTCTGCAAATCTTCAAACAATTTAGGTAATTGCTCTGGGCGAATAGTAGGGTTATTTTCAGCTATTGGCCGAATAAATACCCTTCCTATATCTGCGGTTGCATTATAATTAATTACCCCTCTATTAACCGAATAAATCATTATTTGGTTTAAATAACCAATAATACGATGCAATGTATCCAATTTTCCTGCTCGCTCTAATGGTTTTAATTTCTCAATAGCAAGAGGAGCGGAAATCTCACTAATAGAATAATGCCCCAACACTTTAAACAAGTGACGTTCTAACCGTTTCCCAATATCAATAAAAGTCACTTCTTTTAATCGACCAGTATCAACTTCATTTTTCTTTAGGTATAGCCATTCCTTTCCCATTTCTCTCAAGGTAAATTGACGTTCTTGGATGACTTTTTGTTCTTGCTGTAAACGGTAATCTTGCGGATCGGTATTTTTCGCCAACAAAGAACGATATAAATCCCTAATCTCTCGAGCGTCTTTTAATGAAATCTCAGGATAAACACCAAGACTAATTAAAGTTCTTTTTTTGGAAATTGGTTTATAATATTGGAATCGCCAAATTTTCGAACCATTCATTTTTACGAGCAAGAAAAGACCTTGACCATCAGACAGCGAGTAATCTTTCTCTTTAGGTTTAGCATTATTGATTTCTGTAATGCTTAATGGTTTCACTAATACGGCCATCCTCCCCCCTTTGGTATTACGAAAATAATTTTGGTAAGCGCGATTTTTTAGTATTTTTATGGATTTTGGTATTACGACACCTAAAAAAACCAAATTGTATTACCAAATATAATACCAAAAATGTGAGTTAGATTAATATAGATTGACATGGATTTATTCTAAGAAATCAGGTAACAGCTTGATTTACTAGTAAATTTTATTTTATTTGATTTGGATTGAGAGGGATTGAAAAGGAGAGATGGTGCGACTAGCTGGACTCGAACCAGTGACCCCCACCATGTCAAGGTGGTGCTCTAACCAACTGAGCTATAGTCGC